GGTAGACCGGGGTGAGCGAGCCGGCCTCGATGACCGCGGAGATCGCGCTCGACAGCTCGGCCCGCATGCCCTCGTCCACGTGGCCGTGATCCTTGTCCGGGTCGTAGATCGTCACGACCGTGCGCCCCGAGCGCTTGCCGCGATACAGCGCGGCATCGGCCTGGGACGTGAGCTCCATGCGCGTCGTGCCGAACTCGGGGCAGGCGGTCACGCCGGCCGAGAACGAGATCGGTGCACGGTACTCGCCGTGCGTCCGGTCCTCGAGGCCGCGGTTGAGGAGCCGGCGGGTCAGCACGATCGCGCCGCCGACGTCGGTGTGCGGCAGGAGCAGCGCGAACTCGTCGCCGCCGACCCGGAACGCCGCGTCGGTGTGCCGGATGGTCGCGCTGATGATCGCGCCGACCTCCGCGAGCAGCTGGTCGCCCACGGCGTGGCCGCGGGTGTCGTTGATGCGCTTGAACTCGTCGATGTCGATGAGCACGAGCGAGAACGCGGTGCCGTAGCGCCGGGCGCCCTCGACCATGCGCGCGACCGCTTCCTGGAAGGCGCGGTGATTGCCCAGGCCGGTGAGGCTGTCGCGCAGGGCTGCCTCGCGGGCGCTCTCGTACAGCTCGCGCAGCGCGGACCGCTGGGCCTCGAGCTGGGAGGCCGGCCGCAGGATCTGGCGGGCCATCCAGACGGTGAACACGGTGAGCAGGAGGAGCAGGCGCATCCACAGCGGCATCAGCGGCAACGCGTCTTCGCGTCTGTCGGTGCGCGCGCGCCAGCGCCTCCGGTAGAGCGCGACCGAGATGGGCACCGCGAACACGCCGACACCGATCGCGACGTAGCCGAACAGCTGCCCGGCGGCGTGCGCTGCCGCGCGGACCTGGCCCGCCCAGCCGTTCCACACCCACGGCTGCGTGGCGCTGCCGTCGTTGAGGCTGTCGCCGAGGGACACTATCCCGGTCGCGGCGGTCGCCTTGGCCAGTGTCCCGCTGCCGGGAAGGATCCTCACGTCGGTGACGTAGGTCGCCGCCGCGCGCCCATCGACGCCGGTGTCCAACTCGCTCGCTCGAGCCTGCCAGCCGTCCCATAGCTCGACGGTCTTCGCTCCCGCCGGCATCCCGGATACCGTCACGATGCGCCGCGCGTTGTCGGCCGCCATGGTCACGTGGTCGAACAGCTCACCGTCGACGACCACAGCAATCACACCGTCGGCGCCCGTAGTCGCAACGGCCCGAAACGTGACCGTGGTCGGTGTCCAGTTCGTCAGGCGAACGACGCGCGAGCGATTCCAGCGCGTGATCGCGTTGCCGGACCACACGTCGTTGGCGGCGTTGACGAAGGCGCGCCCAGTGATCTTGATCGCGGCCGTCGCGTTCGTCTCGTCGACGGCGACCCAGTAGCTAGGCCCACCGTCGACCAGCCCCTGGAACAACACCTACGGCACCCGCAGGCGCCGCCACTTGACGACGGCTCCCGCCTTCACTGCGTCTGCGCTGTCCCCATGCAGGACGAGCGACGTGATGTTCCCTGCCGCCGCAGTCAACTGACCCATCGTGAAGAAGATCGCCCCGCTGCTGCCGCCAGAAGTCCCCCGCCCGCCGCGCTGGGCGTTGCAGATGAACTGCCGGTTGCGCGCGCTGTCGCTCTGCAGCCTGATGTGCATACGGGGCGCCTGCGCATTGATTGCGTCGGTGCAAAACAGGGTGGCGCTGTTGATTGTGGCAACGCTGCCACCACCACTGCCGTTGTTGTTGCAGAACATCGACATCGAATCGCAGCCCGTGTCGCTGTTGTTCGGCCGCAGCGTGAAGTTCTCGGTCCCGGCGCATGCGGCAAGCTCGACGATGATCTCGTAGTCGCCGTCGTTGTCGCCGTCGATCCCGGACGCGATCGTCAGGTCGGCGGCGTCGCCGACGGTCGGGCCAACGACGGTCCACGGGTCGGGGATTCCAAGCGGGCTGTCTTCCGACCCGTCACCGTCGAGGGTGTCGTCCGTAACAACGGTCGCCAACCCACCCGCGTCCCCCGGGAACTCCACCCAGTCCGTGACGCTGGGCCCCTTGAATGCCCACGCCTGCCCGTCCGGGTCGACGACGATATCGCCGCCACCGCCGGCGAGGCCGACGACGGAAGGGTTGACCGAAACCTGGCGATGCTGGGGCGGGATAGACATGGGCGCTTTTCTCCTGTCCGCCATGGTCGGGCGGGAACGCAGCCCGCCCAAATCTCACCCCGGCGAATCAGCCCGCGGCGCGCGCCATGCGGCGAACGGCGACCAGCGCCTGGGCGTGGCAGATGGCTACGGACAGCGCGTCGCCTGCGTCTGGCGGCGGCTCCTTGTGCATGAAGAGGCACAGCTTTACGCAGCGGGACACCAGCGCCTTGTCGGCGTTCCCCTTCCCGGTGACAGCCTTCTTCGCGGTGGCGGGCATGTACTCGACGACCTCGATGCCAGCTCGCGCGGCCATGGTGCCGGCGACCCCGCGCGCCGCCGCGCTGACGAGGGTTGTCTGTTCAAGGTGGCCGCGCACCTTGCCGACGAAACCGGCTTCGAGCGCGACGACGTTCGGCTTCAGTTCGATGAGCAGCGCCTCGAGATCGCGGCTCAGCTCGGCGAGCCGCTCGTATTTCGTCCCCGTCGCGGTCAGCACCCCGCTCGCCCGGTAGGAAATCATGTCGCCCTCTGCGCGAATGAGCCCGTACCCCAGCACCTGGCTTCCCGAGTCGATGCCCAGTATCAGCACGGTCGCGCCTCGCTGCGCACGGCCTCGGCGGCAGCGCCGGCCATGTTGAGCGCGTCCTGCAGGCTCAGGTGGATGACGACGAGCCCCGGGACCGCGGGCGCGCACACCCGCCAGCCCTGCGCCCATTGCGAATACATCACGACGGGTTTGTCGTTGTCGTCGTCGAGGGATTCGCCCATCAGTCGTCACGCAGGCAGCGCGCGCGCCGTTTGTCGTTGGCGTAGCCGAGCGCCTCGGCCACCACGACAACTAGCACGAGCGCGATGACCAGCGCCCACTGAAGCGCGCGCATCAGGCCGCCGTGTTCGAGCCCGGGTGAGTGACCGTCCCGCGCACGACCCGATAGCCGGCGGCGAGGTAGTCACGGATCGCGGCGACGAGACGGCGCATCAGGCGCTCGGCGTCAGCGTGCCGGCCGGGACCTTGTCGGCCACGCCGTTCAGCTTTTCCATGCTGCGCACCACGCCGTCGATCGACGTGGCGAGCTTCGCGATGGCCTTCTCGGCATCGGCGGTGTCGGCCTGGACTTCTACTGTGTAGATGTCACCGACGCCCTTGGCGCTGACCGACATCCGACGGCGCGCGCGGGCCGCGACGAAGCTCCCCGCCAGCGCGCCCGCGAACGGAACGCCGAACAGCAGCAGGACGAACGCCGCCATGTTCACGGCTGGCCGCCCGGGGCAAGCGGCGGCGCAGCTGGCGGCTTGCCGCCCTGATACGGGACCGGCGCCGCCTTCAGTAGGTGGTGGGCCAGGATCGCGCCACCACCAGAGAACACCACGCCGAGGATCGTGTCGCTGACCACCGACCAGAAGTCCTTTCCGACTGCCGGCGCCGCGCTCATCAGCGCCGACAGCACCAGCGCCGGCAGCTGCTGGATCATCGGGCGGCCGCGGGTGACGGCATCCCACGACGCGATCGAGATGCGGCGCCACAGCCAGATGACGCCGAACACGGCCCCGGAAACGAGCAGGTAGAACACACGCGGGTCGACCTTGTGCACGACGTCCTGCCAGCCGGCAGCGAGCGCGACGTCAGGGACCAGGGCGGCGGCCGCCAGCACGGCGATGAACCACAGAACGCGTGAGATGCTCATGCCCCGATGTTCATCCCGCCATCGGACGCGCCCAAATTCGGCCGTGCGTCAACGCCGCGGCCGCCGCTCGAACCGCTTCAGCGCAGGCCGCACCGCGACCTGCCAGAAGGTAACCGCCCGATCGAAGAGGTCGTCGACGCGTGGCAGGTGGTAGGCGCTTACGCTGTAGGCCACCCCGGCGTCCGCGGGCGGGATGCAGTCGGCCAGCTTCTCGGCGGCGGTCAGCAGCGTCCCGGCCCCGTCCGTCCATTCGCTGACCAGCACGCCCGGGATGAGGTCGCCGGAATCGAAGTGCTTCGCCGGCAGCGGGACGTAGCGCGATTCCCCGTTGACCTCGACCATCCACGGCGGCGGGTGGTCTTCGTGCCGGGTCAGCTCCGGTCGGACGACCGTCGACCAGTCGTCGGCGATCCGAGCGAACTCGCCATCCGTGAGGGCGATGAGCTGCGCGAGCTCCGCTGCCTGATCCGCTCCGAGTGGTGGCGTACCGCGGCCAAGTCGCTCAACGACTCGGAGAATTCCGCGGAGACAGAAGCACCAGTCGTCGAGGTGCTCTGCAAGCTCTCGGTCATCTCGACCGGTCTCGTCGCCGTTCTCGATCTCATCGGACATCGCCTCCGCGCCTCGTGGTTTCGCTCATGGTCTTCCGGATGCCGCCCCCGCCGCCGGTGGCAGGTCGCGGTACGACACGCGAGCCGCCACGCCGTTCACCAGCGCGGCCATCGCCCCCGCCACCGCCAGCCCACAGAGCCACTTCAGGATGTTGAAGTTGTGCTCCATCTTCAGGAATCGCTCGTCGTTCGCCTTGGCCGTCGCCAGGTCGTCGCGCAGCGAGCGAATCTCGCGCCGGATCATCGCCAACTCGCCAGCGACCTGGAAGTCGGACAGCGGGCCGGCCGGGAACAGGCCAGACCGTGACAGGTCGTCGCGCTTGTCCGCCGGCATCACCCAACCGCCGCCGGCGCCGAACCCCCGCACGGCGCCGGCGGCGTCCCGCCCTCATCTTGGGTTACATGGCGTGGCCCTCCGGCGCCGTTCATCGTCGGCACCAGTCTGCGGCGCAAGCTCGCGCGGGCCAAGAATCCCCGGTCAATTGTAGAACCTCACCACCCACGTGAATCCGAGGTTGGCCGAGATGTCGACCGACGACGGGTCGAAGTGCAGCGCGTACCGGTCGCTCGCCGATGACGACCCGGTGTTGCACGTCAGCGACACGGCGCCGAACATCCCCGCAGTGACATTCGCGCTGCATCCGCTCAGCGCGCCGCCCGCGTTCCTCTCAAGGAACACGTTCGCGAGCGCGCCGACGTCGCCCAGGCTGATCGTGTTCGCGACGACATACAGCACCACCTCGGCCTTCGTGTAGGCAACCGACGCGCTCGGCCTGTATGGAATCTCGCCGCCGCCGACGATCGGCGACACCTGGCCGGCGACGAGATAGCCGGTGAACGTCCCGCTGAAGTTGGACGAGAAGTAGCCGGAGATCGTCGCACTCTGCGGCCCAGCCTGTTCCACAACCGATATGACGCGCCCCTTCGAGTCGATCCCGATGCCCTTGATGTACTCGCCGGTTCCGCCGTATGACCCCGGCGTTCCGATGTCGGTCAGGTCGACGGACAAGCCCTTGAGGACCTCCATCGTGAGCGCCAGGCAAGCGTCGTCCGTCTTCGGCGCCGTCCCCTGCTCCTTGGCAGCGTCGTACGCAGCCTTGAAGGCCGCGTCGAAAGCCTGCGAGGCCACCGCTTCGGCCACGGCGTTCTTCCGTGACACGATGCCGCCGCGCTCGAGGTGCGCCCGGATCTGGACGTCCCGCATGAACGCTTCTCGGAGCCCGGGGTCCCGGTGGAAGATCTTCCCGATGTGCGCATCGAGGTCCGCGAGCTCGCGCGCCAACCGACGTCCGCGCGACGTTTCCATCGCGGCATCGAACCGAGCACGAGCGTCATCCAGCCGCGCGGCCACGGCAACCAGGACCTGATCGGCCGCCGCTTCGCCGCCGCTCATCCGACCGCGGTTTTCACGAAGCTCCGCGACCTGCTTCGCGTTCAGCTCCTTGAAACGCGCCAGATCGGCTTCCAGCTTCGCGACGACCGCACGCTGCGCCGCGATCGCGGCGACCTGCTCCTCGACGTATGAGGCCGCCGCTACCTCGATCTCGGCGATCGCGGCGTCGAGGTTGCTCACCCTGCTCGTCGCGAGAGCCGCTTCTTCCTTGAGCGCCTTCATCTCCGCTTCGATGCGCTCGATTTCCTCCGCGATCGGGGCGGCCGCGGCTTCCAGCCCCTGAGTGTGCGCTTCGATCGCGGCCTTTGCTGATTGCCGCCGGTGGTGCAGTGAGATGAGCTGCTTCGTGCGCTCGTGCTCCGGCGGCGCGACGATCACCGGCGCCGGCGCGGGCGCTCGTGGCAAGCGAACGACGTGGACGTCGGGCAGTCGGTCGGCACGGCGCAGCATGTCGAGGACCTCTGTTGCGCGATCGTCCCCATCGGCAACGAGGATCACCGCACGTCCGGTGTCCAGCTTTGCCAGTTCCTGCTCGAGCTCGACAGGGATCGCTGGTTCGGGAGCCGATGCGGCCGCTGTGTCCATGCATCTACTCTCGCGGAGCAGACACGTCGGCCCTTAGTTTTCTGTCGATTTCAGCGCCAGACGTGCCCAGGCATCGCCGCAGACAACGTGCCGACGTGCGCGATCAGCGGCGCGGTCTGCTCGAACCGCCATCCCGCTCGCCGGCCGACCTCCGCGATCCCGAGGTCGACGCCGACCACGGTCGACAGATTGTTCCGCTGCGACCAGAGCGCGACCAGGCGGAACCAGGGGATGAGAACCGCCTGGCTCATGTTGAACGCGGCCGCGTCGTGGATGCCAGGAGCGCGGAGGCGGTGATAGAACGACGTGAACGCGCACCCGGCGGCAACCTGGTGCTGCGCCATCGCCGCGAACGCGCCCGGCCGCACCGGGCGGATGTCGTCCTCCAGGAAGAGGAGATCGGCGCCCTGCGCGTAGGCGGCCCACATCGCCACCCACCCGGGAGCTTTGTTGTCCGGGAGCTCGGCGCGCACCTTCTCGCGCGGCGGCACGAGCAACTCCGTCCACCCGACCGGGTGCGCAGGCGCGGGACCATCGCAGACCAGCACGCGCCGGACGTCGCCCCCGAGCTCGGCGTCAACGGCGGCTAGCGTGCCCTCGACGTACGAGACGCCGCCAGGCCGCGGGCAGGTCAGCACCGACACCAGCAGCGGGCGCTCGCGCGGTCGCGGCGGTCGTTCTCCCGCTGCCGCAGACCCTGCGGCCAGCATGCCGCCGCCAGCCTGGATGAATTCGCGTCGCTTAAGCATCTCGTGGCCTCCTACTTGTAGAACTCGACGGTTGCCCGGACGTCGACAGGTGAGACCGCCAAGCTGGCATTCGTGTCGCTACGGTGGATGACCGCCATGAAGCGGTCGCCAGCGCCGATGCCGGCCGAGCACGTGGTAGAGCTGAACGTAGAGAGCGTTCCGGCGCTGAAGTTGACGGTCGTGAAAGCGATCTCGGTGTAGGCGCCAGCGGACGCCGGGTTCGTCGTCTTGTAGAGCGACACTCTCAAGTCCGCGGTCCCCGACCCAGTGGCCACGGCATATGGGATCTGCACCGAGAAGTCGCATCCCGTGAATGCCGTGGGCGAGATGTAGAACGTCGGCGTCGTCGCCGTTCCCATAGCCGCCGCCAACGCGTTCGGCGCCTGGTTGCCGGCCGCCTGGTTCAGGCCGAAAGTGGTCGTGGTGTTGATCATCCCCGTGTCGGCCATCGGGATGACGACCTCGTGGTCGTCGAGGATTCCGAACGCGCTGTATCCTGTCGCGTAGATCGACCACTTGTAGGACGCCGACGGCGCGCCGGTCACGACCGACAAACGCCCAGTCGTCGTCGCCGCCTTTACGAAGCCGCCGGCCGAGAGGCTCGTCAAGTCGACCTCGCCGCCGCTCTGAATGGTCAGCTTCGTGGCGTTGTTCGTGTAAAGGCCCAGGGCCTGGGCCCCCAGCGTACCGACGTAAAAGGTTCCGGTCCCCTGCTTCTCGATGAACTGATCGGCGGATTGCGTGAGTGCGATGGCCACTGATGACGCCGAACTGGCGATGGTCAACGGCGCGCCAACGCCTGCCGTCTGCGTTCCAATAAGAACACGGTTGTTCACCTCGTCGAGCGCAAACCAGGATCCGTTTAGGATGCGGCCCTTGGTGGCGTTCGTGGTCGAGGACAGCGTTAGGCTGTTTCCGCTGGCCGTTCCGCCGACAACGGACTGCCCACCGGACACCCCCGTGCTCAGGTTCGCCGTGACGGTGTTGGTCGCGCGCGTGAGACCGGTTGAGAACGTCAGCGGGCTCTCGTAGTCCGTCCCGGCGGTCGCGTTCGACAGCACGCCCGACGTCGTTTTCACCAGGCCGTTGGTGAGGCTCGACATCGTGACGGTGTTGTCTGTGTTGAGGACCAGCTGCGTGGTGTTCGTTGTCGGCGCGGACGCGCCGCCGGCAGATAGCGTGAGCGGTCGCAGCGTGCCCGTGCCGGCCTTGCCGGTCGCGATGAGGTACTGACTGCCCGCCGCCCGGACGGTCAAGATCTCGTAGTTGCTCGTGCTCGCGACGTAGTCGCTGTTGAAGATCGAGAACTCGGCCTTGTTCGTGGCGTTGAAGCCGGTGCCGCGGGGCGAGACGTAGAACACGGGCATGACGTTGGTCCCGCTCGCCGGGTACCAGATCGTCTGAGCCAGGTTCGCCGTATTGTCGGGGTCGCGGACGCTCATCTTGACGCCGGTCGCGCCGGCGCCGAACACGAGCGGCGTCGTGCCGGTCACCGTAAGGGTGTTGCTCGCGAAGGTCAGGTTCGCGCTGTCCGTGAGGCCGCCACCAGATGTCGCCCCGAGTTGCACGCGCGTCGACGTTGCCGCGTAGGACGACACGACCCCCCCGGACGTCTTCAGCATCACGCCGTCGGTAAGCGAGGTCAGCGCCTGCTCGTTGGTCAGCGTCGCGTCCGCCGTCTGCGTGATGTACGTGGCGTTGGTCGGAGCGCCAGACCCAGACGGGGCCGCCCACGTTCCGTCGGCGCGCAGGTAGTTCGTCGTGCCGCCGCCGCTAGCCGGCGCAAGACCCTTGTCCGACGACGTGAACACGTCGAGCAGCGTGGTCGCCTGCGTGCCGGTCAGGTCTTCTGGTGAGCCCGTGCCGGCCGTGACACGGCCCTTGAGGCGCGCAGTCGCCATGTTGGCCAGTTCGACGTTCGTCACCGCGTCGGCCGCGATGTTGGCGGTCTGCATGACGCCGGCCTGGATGTCGTTGGCGTTGACGACGATCGTGCCGTCGGCGTTCGCGACGACATCGAAGGTCCGGTTCGCGCTCAAGTCACCGCCTCCCGTCATGCCGGCGCCAGCGGTGAGCGTTCTCGTGGCGAGCGCCGGCGTGGCCCCGCTGCTGGCGGCCGTTATGCGGCCGTAGGTGTCCACTGTCAGCGACGTGTTCGTGTAGCTCGCGGCAGAGACGCCGGACGCCTCCAGCGTGATCGTGGTGCGGGCGTTGCCTGCGTCGTCAGCCATTTCGAGTGGCGACAGAGCTGCGAGCGTCGTCCTCCGGGTGAGACCGGGGCTGCCGTTGTCCTGCATCGTCCGGTAGTAGGGCTGTGCCGCGAACACCAGCGCGCCGCTCGACCGCTGCAGGACGTCCCCGTCAGATCCTGCCGCCAGCGCCGACGGCACGGCGCTGCTGCCCGTTGCGTTCGCGAGGACTGATACTGCGGCGAGCGCGCCGAACGCCGTCGTTGTGCTGCCCGCCGCCCTGGTTATGGCTCCGGTAAAGGCGCCGACCTGGAGCGCGTTGCCGCCGGTCAGCGTCAGCGTTGTGTTGTCGAAGGCTACTCCTATCGTCCGGTTAGCGCTCAGGTCGACCGCCGATCCGGCACCGTCGAGCAGAACAGGTGCCGTGGGTGTCAGCGTGCGCGTCGACGGCACGGCACCGGCAGTTGCCGGGTTGAACGCCATGTCGAGGCGCGACGCCCCCGTGTTGTCCGAGAACGTGAACCCCGCCGGCCAGTTGAGGCCGCGTTCGGTGGGCTGCAACGCGCCGTTGGCGTAAATCTGTGACACCGGCTGTAACCAGTTGTCCGACGAGAACGACACCGTGTTCTCGGCAATCGTCCACCCAACCTGCCGCGCGATAGCCGGCTTCGTCTCTGTCCACTTCCCCGCAGTCGCCGCGGAGATGAAGACGGGCTTGAAGCCGGTCGTCAGCGTGCCGGATTCATGGTTGATCCGCGCCGTTCCCATTGACGCAATCACGAAGCCGGTGCCGCCCGGCGCGATGGTACCGAGTGCTACACCGAGGGCACCCTGCGTGTTCGCGACGCTGTCCGCCTGCGCCTTGGTCACGCCGCTGCCGTCGGTGAACACGAACCGGATGATGTCGCCGGGGATGATCGGCGTCGCGTCGAAGCTGTAGACCATCGTCGCCGAACGCGTCCCGGCGTATATCGTCGACCCCGTTCCTGACAGAGCCGGCGACGCGTCGATGAGCACGCCGTTCGGGAACGTGACCGCTCCCTGCATCGTGTTGGCGTCAAAGACGCCGTCCCAATCCAGGTATACGTGGGAGTCGTTGACCATCGTGTAGCGGCCCCAGTAGATGTCGCCGCCAGCGCCGGTCAGCGTCGTCTGGTCGTCCTTGTTAAACCAGAGCCTCGATCCGTGCGCGTCGGTTAGGTTGAGACCGGCGGTCAACTTCGTGCCGCCCGTCTGTGCCGTCGCAAACATGACGTCGTTCTGCCCGTTGAGGACGATGCCGTAGCTGGCCGTCGTCGACGGGAAATGGTCGTAGACGAGCACGATGCGCGTGCCGTTCAGGGTCATGGTCCCGAGCACGCGCGCGGGCGTCGTGCTGGTGCTGCCGCCGAAACGCACCGCCGTGCTGGCCAGTGACCCGCCGCCGCCACCCGTGATGGTGACGTTCGTCCCGATGACATTGTTGTCCGCGAAGGTCAGGCTGTTGCTGCCCGTGACCGCCAGCGTCGTCCCAACGACCAACGAGTGTGCTGACGCCGCCATCGATCCGTTGGTCGCCGTCATGGTGGTTTCTGCGCGCGTCGGGCCGATGACCGGAAAGGGCGACAGCGACGAGATGTTGATCTGAGAGAACGTGCTGTTGCCGTTCCCGGCCAGGCCAGAGCCAACGCCACAGAATGCGAACGTGTACGATCCGCGAGTCACTGACCATGTGCCCGTCGACGCCAAACCGTTGAAGGTCGTCGACGTATTCGACCCGACGAATGACCCCGTCGTGAACGTCACCCCCGGTTGCTCGATATATCCGACGTCCGCCGTCGTGTACGTCACCGCAGCCTGCAGCCGGACCGACGTGGCGCCGACTCGCTCCACGATCGCCGATACCGTGTTGCGCAGAGCAACCGTCGCCGTGTTGGCGTCCCACCGCCAGCGCAACCCCAGCGGCTTGGCTGGCTCTGCCGCAAAGCTCGGAGTACCGCCGCCGACGTGCGCCAGGGTGATGGTCGCCGACGTGGTCGACGAGGTCGGGTTGTACCCGGCGGCGTTCATGCCGGTGCCGGTGGCCGCACCGGAGTACGTCAGGTCTGCCGTGGACCCCGAGAACGCCACCGCCCCGGCTGTCGTGTTCGTGCCCGTGCCGCGAATGAGATACGTCGTGTAGCCGCTGCGGTCGAGCGGGCTCAGGGGCTCGGAGTAGGTCCCGGACATGAGGACGACGAAGGCGTTTCGCCGCGCGCCGTACGGCGGGATGATGGCCGCGACGCCAGCGATCGTCTGCTTGGCCACCGTCCCGCACGCCGCTGTCGCGATCGCGACGTTCGCCTGCGTGGTGTCGGTGCTGTCCGCGTACCCGACGTTCGAGTCGCTGCCCGACGCCCCGTCGACGCAGAACACGCGCACGCCGGTTACCGACCACGACGCCGTCGCGCCGGTCAAGGCGGGCGTGAGCGGCTGCCACGTGATATCCGACGCCCCCGAGATCGGGACCTGGCCGGCGGCCGACGCGGCGATGTCCTGGACGTTCGCGGTCGAGCCCGTCGGGTTGCCGACCAGCGACCGCCCCGCGCTCTGCCGAAACAGCGAGTCGGTGATGCCGTTCGACGACAGCGACAGCGTCCGGTTCGCCGAGAAGTCAGCGCTGCCACCGGCGTCGATGCGGATGGGCGCCGTGGTGGTCAGCGTGCGGGTCGTGGCGACAGCTCCGGTGACGTCGGCCACCGGGATCGTGGCGCTTGCCGTGAACGGGAACGTGTTGGCCCCGGTCGCCTTCAGGTAGCCGGCCCCGGGGGCGACGTCCTGGGAGCGCACCGCGCACGTCGCGCAGTTCGGCGCCGGCAGGTTGAACAGCCGGAAGGTCTTCGCGTCCTGGTTCGCCGTCCAACTCTGGTCGAGCGCGCGCGCGGGCGGCGCGGCCAGCACCAGCGCGGCGAGCAGGCCTGCGGCGAGGCGGCGCCGGGCGACCGTCACGGCTTCTTACCCGCGGGAGGCGCGGCGGCGGGCGCCGGCGGCGCGCGCGGGGCCTTGAGGTTGTCGACCTCGGCCTGCAGCGCCACCAGTCGCTTGTCGGTGTCGTTCTCGGCGTTCAGGCGCTTGACGACGTCGACCGTGATGTCGAGTCCCTCCTGGGCGTAGACCGTCGACGCCGGCAGCACCACCGCCAGCTTGCGCTCGGCCGCCAACGCCGCGGTCGCTGCCCGGATGCGCTCCGTCATTGCGACGTTGGCGGCTTGCTTCTGGGCGTTCAGCTCGGCCTGCGACTTGTCGACCATCTGCTGCAGCTGCTGGCGCTTGGCTCCCAGGTCCACCGGCGACGGGCCGTTGGCCTCGGCGGCTTTGATCTGCTGCTCGGCCTGGTTGATCTCCCGCTGCTTGGCGTCGAAGGCGGCGGCGAGCTCGGCGCTGGTGCGCTTGCCGGCCTCCGATTCAGCGGTCACACGGGCGAGGTCGATGTATCCGACGCGGGGCGTGCTCGAGCAGGCAGCCACCGCGGCAACGGTCAGGGCGAGAACGAGGGTGTATCGCATGCGCCGATTGTCGGGCCGGGCGCGGGCGCGCCCAATTCCGGGGTCGTGACGCGGCCTACCTACCTGCAAGAATGCGCAGGGGTTGACAGGCCCCGTGGTATCGGCCCCACGCTGGTGTCGCAGGCCAGCTCGCAGGGTAGCTCCCCGTGGGTGGGCGCCGGCAGCTCCCGGTGCCCGGCCTGCCCCGAAAGGGCAACCATCAAGGAGCTGGTCGGGAGCGGACCCCATGCGGAATATCTTCGGAATAGTTTCGGCGGTTCTTTTAACGGCGGCGGGCGCGTGCGGCGACGTCAGGACGGCGATGCTCGATGGCGGCGGGGGCGCCGGCGGCGAGACCGGAGCCGCTGGCGCCACTGGGATCGCCGGGGTTACCGGGCTGGCGGGCGCGCCAGGCGGGGCGGGTGGTGACCCAGGCTGCGCGGCTGGGCGCGAGGGGTGTGTTTGCTACGGGAACTGGACCTGCGACGGCAACTTGACCTGCGCATCGAACGTCTGCGTTCGTCCAGCCGTCGGTGGCGCCGGCGGGATCGGCGGATCGTCCGTCGGCGGCCGCGGCGGGAGCACGGGAACGGCAAACACGACCGGCCAAGGTGCTGGCGGTGGGACAACGGGGACCGGCAACGTCACCGGCAGCGCTGGAACATCCGGGTGTGGGACGTGCCCGGCGGCGGCGACATGTGTCTCTGGTGCATGCGTCTGCCAGGGCCAAGGACAGCTGCTCTGTAACAACCAGTGCGTCGACACCCAGGCCAGCAACGCCCACTGCGGCGGCTGCAACAGACCGTGTACCGGCACATGCATGAACGGCGTGTGCATGACGGCAACGGGGGCCGGTGGTTCAGGCGGCACGCCACCGTCATGCGTTCAACTCGGGTGGTCGCCGACCAACGGTTCACTCTGCAACGGACGCACGAACGATCGCAGGTGTTCGATCTGCACAACACCCGACAGACCGACCAGCGTGGCCGTCGACTGCATCTGGGTGACGCCGCTCAGCGAGGAGATGCTGTGCGTTACGTCGTGTACGAAGTGCCCCTAGAAGCCGACGTCGCCAGCCCACATGTTCTGACGGTACTTCACCGGGCCAACGTAAAGATGCGGAGGGCTGCCGTGGGTTCCGGTGTTGTACAGACCGAACGTCGTCATCAGGTCGAGATCTGTCCCGCCCATGGGCAGGTTGGCCGTGTGGTTGGCGACGAGCGCTCCGTCGATGAAAAACAGCGCGCGCGCGATCGTATCGTCTGATGCGCCGCCGCCGTAGAGGTCGATGCGCATTCGGTAAAACACGTTGACGGTGACCGCGATTCCCGTGTCGGTTGACGTCGCTGATCCGTCGCGGACAGTGACTGCTTGCCAGTTCGTAGCGCCCTTGGCGAAATAGACGCCGCTCTGAGGCGACGGGAACGCAGAGCCATCCGTAAGCCCTACGATCGCGTTCAGGTCGGCCAACACGCCGACCGCAACAGGGAACGACAGGGCGATCTGAATGTCGTCCTTAGCCTGGGCGGGGTGGAACTTGTGCTTGAAGATGATCTGCTCGCCTGCAACGCCGGCAGTTCCCGATATATCCATCATGGCGAACATCTGAGCCGCGCCGAGGAATAGGGATGACCCCGCCTGCAGCGGCTGCGCGCCAGCACCGGTCGTGCCGGTGATCTCCCAGCGCCCCTTGAAGTCTGGGCCACTGAGCCCGATCGTCGGCATCTGGTCCCAGGACTCGTCGAAGCCCGTGATCTGGCCAGCGTCGAAGCCGCCGTGGTCGATGGCGAATCGCGTAATCTTGCGCGCGTTGTAGTACGACCAAATGCGGCTCGCCCAGGCCGAGGCCGTCGCTACCGGACTTGCCAGCCACGGCCACCAGTAGGCCGGGTTGGCAACGGGATTGACGCCACCCGCGGGCGTTCCCGTCGCGACGTAGAACTTGCCGAGGTAACGAACGATGTCGCCGTCGTCGTAGTCGGTTTCGTTCGTGTCCCAGTCGGCGATCCCGCGCTGCATCAGGTAGATCAGGCCGGTGTCGTAGCGGTTGAACTCGTGGTTTACGTTGCCCCGCAATGGGACGACGGGCGTGCCTCCCGGCGCCGGGAACCCGGTGTCGACATAGACGGCCTCTTCGATGTCCGGGCTGCCCACGGCATCGCGCGCCCAGGCATCTCGAACCGGTGGTTTTGTCGCGCGCGCCATCGTGTCCTCCTATGCTGCCCTGGCGAACTCGCCGTGCAGACGTTCCGCCGCCGCGCGATATGCCGCGGCTGCGTCTTCGATTGAATCGAACCGGCCGAGACGAAGGCGCGTTTCACCGGCTCGAATGTCGGCGGCCCACTTCCCTCGGGACTTGTCGAAGTGGACGCCCTTGACGCCGCTGGTGTTTGCGGCTGACAGGCGCATGTTCCACATGTTCTGCATGTGGGTTGCGGGCCGGAGGTTCTCGCGCCGGCAGTCGAGCCCGTTGCCGTTCTCGTGGTCGATCTCTGGCGTCTCGGGCATGCCCCAGTGGCGCCACAGGAAGCGGTGCAGGTCGATCTTGTGGCCGTGGTCAATGCGTTGCGCGTAGACGTTTCGCCCATTGACACGCGCTGACCATCTCCACTGACTCACGACATCGGCGTCGCATGCGTCGATGATCGCGTTCATTCCTTTGGAGATCGGGATCAGCATCGTTCCCGGCATGCCCGGGTTCGCCACGGCCGGCCGCCACTGCATCGACAGCTTTCCGTGCCAGCGCAGACGCTGGTAGCAGGCCCAGCACAGGCCGCGCGCCCTGATGGGCAGTTGGCACCCGCGCACCGCGCATGGCCCAAGCTGCTGATGTCTAAAAGATTTCTGCAAGTTTTCCTCCCGGCGGCGGCGGATCGCCGATCTCGCCGAAGCCTTCCGCGTTCGGGTCCTCGTCGAAACCGAAGTAGTTGTCGGGGTCGTACCAGCCGCGCCCCACGCCCACCGCCATCGCGCGCGGGATCGGCCCGTGGTCGAGCGCCGCGATCTGGTCGTCCGTCGGCGGCTCGCCCGTGGCGAGCTCGATGAGCACCGACATGCCGCCCAGGTCGACGAACCGGAACGGGATCGGGTCGCCGACCGCCGCGAAAATCTCCTCGAGCGCCTCGACGAACTCCGGCCCCGATCCGATCGACTTGTTGCGCAGGATGCGCAGCGCGATGAAGATGCGATAGGTGGCGTCGTCGAGCTCCACGCCCGTGGTCAGCACCCGAGACTGCCCGACAAGCTCACCGACCCGATCGAGGTTGACGCCGGTTGCGACGGCCGGATCGAGCAGGCTCGGGATGCTGGCCAGGCAATCCTCGATCGTCTGCAGGTCGGCGGCGAATGCCGAGATGTCGGCGAGCAAGCGCGGCGACTGGCGGTATTGCAGCGCCACGCGGGACAGTGCCTGGGCGGTGAGGTCTTGCGGTGTCTCCCCTGGGTCGGGGAACGGCGCGACCATGTCCTCGGGTGGCGTTTCGCCGGATTCGGGATCGATGCTCACGGTCCCACCACCAGAATGTTGTCGGCGTCGTAGCGCGGCCGCGCGTTGTATGCCACGGTCAGATCAGAGGGCAGCGTCGGCGACGGCGCGTCACCGAGGTGGATGCTGACGATGCTGGGCAGGCCGGGGCCGCCAGTGATCTCGAGGTCGTTGATCGGCGAGTAGAGGTCGCCGTGGGGCACGTTCTGACCGATGCGCGACGTCTCGACGCCGAACGCCACCAGCGCGTTCTTGATCACGGCTTCCTCGTAGGGATTGGGCGTCCGGTTCAACGTGACCGTGATGTAGACGTCCGCGTCCTCGGGCACGTCCCAGCGCATCTCCTGCGGGTTGCCCTGCGAGTCCATGACGACCTCGCTGACCGCGCCGAACTTCGTGCACCCCATCGACGCCTTCACCCAGATGGCGTTCGCGATGTCAGCCGCTACGCCTCCGTCGATGATGACGTGGATGCTGTGGGCGGGCTCGCCGCGCGCGTTCGTCGAGTTGGCGGTGTTCTCGTAGACCGCGACGTCGTCGACGCCGGCCAAGTCGTTGAGCGCGGCGCGCAACCCGTCGAGCATGCTCTGCGACGGCATGGCGACCGACGAGCGGCGGCGCGCACGTAGCTGCGGGTCGGGCTCGACCAGCCGCCCGGGCGTTGCCGCCGCGGCATTCGTGACCGTGTCCCAGCCATCGATCACGACGCCAGGCGTGTCGAGGTCGCCGGCCGAGACATTCACCGGCCCGGCCTCCGTGCACTGCGCCTGCCCGTCGATCGTGCCTCCGCCGCCGATCGTCAGGTCGGTCGTGGTCTCGAACGGAGGCAGCTGCGGATCGCTGCTGACCTTGACCAGCGACCCCGCCGGTATGAGCGTGCTTGGCGTGCCGCCGAGAGTGACGCCCGCGATCGAGAACTGCGCGGCCTTGCGCGTGATGCCGTTGAGCTGCACGAGACGGGACAGGTGCGCGCCCACGGCGCCGCTTGGCGACAGGCTGTTGTAGATCGTCTCGGCGAGCTGCTCCATGTCGTTGACGAGCTCTGCCCGGATGCCGACCTCTTGACCGTCGGGCGAGTCGGGCTCGAGGTCGATGGCGTCGCCGTAGATGGCGCGCAGCGCGGCCTTGATCTGCTCCAGCCAGGCGTTCAGCCCGAAGGCGTGGAAGCCGGTCCCGTCGATGGTGGGGCCGGCCATGCTACGGGCTCACCACCGACACGGTGATTGAGTCGTCGTCGACGGTCGTAACGGTGGCCTGGATGGTCAGGCGCCTGGTGGAACTGTCAAACGACATGCTGAACGACCTTAGAGTCGCGATGCCGTCGGTCCCAAGAATGGCCGCCTTGACCAGCGCCTCGGTGTAGGCGAAATCAGGCCGCCCGCCCATGATGGGCCGCACGCCGGAATCCTCGGGCTGCCACCAGGGGATGCCGGCGTCGGTGTCCAGGAACCACTCCCCGAGGATCAGTCGGAGGCGGCTCGTGAGGCGCTGCCTGGTGGCCTCGGCACCCGTCGCGTAATTCGCCAGCCCACGGCCGTAGGTCTTGTCGCCGTTCGCGTCGAGGCGTCTCACGGGTGCGGTTGGCATCAGGCCAGCGCTCCCGTGATCAGGTCGATGCCGATGTTCGTGGCCGGCGCCGCCGACTGCATCGTGATCTTGACCAGCACCACGCCGCCTGGGTTTGAGAGCGATCCGCTGATCTGGTACATGCCGTCTGCCGTCACCGCCGCCGGCGTGCCGACGCTGGTACCGCTGGGTGTTCCGACGTCTCCGATCTGCTCGGCAGCCGTCCCGCCCACGTAGGCGCGCACGGTACCGTTCCCGCGCGCGAGGACAGCGACGTTGAGCGCCACAGTGGGACTGACGCTCAGCCCGGGAATCTGCAAGTAGCGTCCGATCAGAACCTCGTCTCCACTGGCATCGTCCGACACCGTGGGATCGGAGAACCCAAGCCCGCCGCCCTCAATGGTGATGTTGTTCGTCGTGTTGGTGACGTTCGTGACGATGGTGGTTCCGCCGCCCGACCCGCCCGCACCAGCGCCGCCCGGGTTGCCGCCCACGAGGGGAGGCACGGCCAGGCCGGCGGCCGCGGCGCCGCCAACCACAATGGTCTGCGGCGAGCCGGCGTCAGCGATGATCGTCTTGATGTCCCGCAGATCCTGATTGCTCAGGTAGAGGGCCAGGACGCGGCTGCCAAGATCCTCCGGGCCCGGGTCGGTGTTCTTCTGGCCGAGGTCAAAGACGATCAGCCCGCCAATGCCGAGCGCATACGGCTGCAGCAGGTCCTGGCCGATCAGCATCGGGACGCCGGCCAGCAGCTTCACGTCGTCGGTGTCGCGCGTAAGGTCGAACGTCCAGTTCTTGCCGCGCTCGTTCCACCGCGCCTCGAACGTGTACTTGTCGCCGTCCTCGCCCAGCGGGGTCGTGAATTGCTGGTCGTAATCGCTGGAGAACGGGACGGTGTGCATCAGCCGATCTTCACTTTCGAGGAACGCGGATCGGGCAGGCTCTGAAGCGTCGGTGACACCAGCGTCGTGGTGCTGGTCTCCGGGTGCGTGTGGTTCTTGATGGCGGCCAAGATCGTGGCCAGGACATCGCCCTTCACCGCTGGCTGCGCGCCAGAGACGGCGCCGATGATCACTTGGTTGTTCTCGATGCGCATTACGGTGGACCCGTCCAGCGTGCGGATCTCGAGCGCGTCGGTGGCAACGTTGGCGACCTTGTCCGGCTGCGGGTAGACGCCCAAGAACGCCACGCCGTCGGACAGATCGTGCAGCCGGTATTCCGCCGGCTCCTGCACGCCGCCGACCTTCCACCAGTTGTCGATCGCGCGCTCACCAAACACCAGCCAGCACGTATCTCCGGCGCGCACCGGAAACGTCATGATGAAGTTGCCGCCGCGCGGGAACTGCACTGGCACATGGATGCACTGCGGGAGATCCTTCCAGCCCTCGTCGACCCACAGACGACGGATGGCTGGCTGCACGACCGCCGTCTGAGCGACGGGGTCGAACGACCGGATGATGCCGGGCATCCCGGTGTGGAGATCCTTCAGAGCGCCGTCGACGGCCTCCTGGATCGCGTCCTCGAGCGTGCCGTCGCGCTGCTGGTCGCGCTGCATGTCGCCCATCAGATCGGCGTCCATCAGGCGGCCGCCTTTCCGGCCGGGATCGACTTGTCGAGCGCCACGCAGTCGATCTCGGTGGTCCATTCGTCGCCGCGCGTGTCGCCCTTGTGGACGACCCTGGTTACTTTGTAAATCCCCTCGGGATCCAAGCGCACCAGGTTGCGACGCGTCGGTGGCTTCCTGGGCGCCTTGGCCCCCGGCTTTGCCACCCGCTGCTGCGCGATCCGCGCCTTGAACAGGTTGTTGTCGATCTTGACCTTGCCGTTCACCCGGATGCGGGGGTTGAGCAGGCACTTGGCCTTGATGCCCTTGTCGTCGACCACGGGTGTGCCGAGTAGGCCGGTCTCCGAACTCAACACGATCGCCTCAGTGGGAAGCGTCGAGTCGGCCGGCACGATCTCCAACTTCCCGTCCTGGAACGACCAGCGCGCGTCGCTCTGCTTGGCCACGCGGTCAAGAATCTTGGGAGCGGGCGCGGAGACGACCTTCCCGCGCGGCAGGCCCGCGCCCTTGAGCGCCGTGTACCCCTTGGTGATCCCGGTCAGCTTCTCGACAACGTGATCGACCATCTGGTCGGGCGTCGTGCCCGCCGGAAACGTCGTGTTGACGCTGGCGTTGCGGAACGCCCGATCGCCATCGGCGGCGTCGATGTCCGAGATGAAGTCCTGATCCTCGCGCGGCCGGAAGAAGTGGCGGATGTTGCCGCGGAATATCTGGAGCTGCGCGCCCTCGTAGCCGGCGTTGACCAGCACCTCGTCGTACTCGCCACGGATCTGGTTCTCGTGGTCGGGCGTGAGGTTGAAGATCCGGATGCGGGCCGTGTTCGGCGTGCGGCTCGCGGTCTTCGTGATCTCGAACTGGATGCGCAGATCGCCGCGCACCAGCAGGCCATTCGGAGCGGTTCCGATCGCGACCTCGCAGACGCGGCGCCACTGCAACGTCGATTGGGCCATCTACGACCCCGGCCCAAGCAAGCGTTTTAGTTCTGGGCTCGTCGGGTTGTCGAACCCGATGACACGCGACTCAGGTGTCCCGACGCCCAGCATGGACTGCAGCGCCGACCTGCGCGTCGGGACGTCGCTGGAAGCCTCGAGCCCGTCCCCCTTCTTCTCGCCGCCGGTCTTCGGCGCCGCGCCCTGGCGCGCCGTCTTGCCGTCCTTGCGCGCCGGAAAGGTGATCTCTTGCGTCCGCCGGCGGAGAACCTCGACCAGCGCCGCACGGAACACCAGCGCCGTGGCGGTCTTCTTGTCCTGCTCGACCTGCAGGTCTTCGATCAGCATGTTGCGGTAGAGCAGCAGGCCGGTCATGACGTCGAACGGTTCCGCCGACGCCTGAAGGTTCAGCATCTTCCCGTAGGCGTTGACCGAGCGGCCTCCCTCGCTGGCCCACGGGTCGTCTACCGGGTTTCCCTGCAGGTCGCGGGCATGCAGCCAGTGGTCGCCGACAGCGCCCTCGATCATCAGGCGCTTCGGCATCAACACCACGTGGTCAGACACCAGCACACCGTCCTCCACCGGGTTGGTGACGACCTTCATCTGCGATGCGTGGCTCTCACGGATCACGGCGTCGAACTCGAAGTCCGGCACCAGGCCGCCCAGGATCCAGGCGCGGCGGATGCGCTTGGTCCACTGCTCATCGGCCATCTAGAGCCCCACTTTTGACTGCGCGTTCCGCGTCAGGCGGCGCTCGACCTCGCGGCCGGCTTCCTTCGGGTCCGTGCTGGTGATGTTGAATGTGTTGGTCTGCGTGGTGGTGTTCGTCGCAGGCGCTGCCGTCGCGCTGGCGGGCGGCGTCCATCCGGCGCTGTGGATCTCTTCCTTTCCGGCCTCGGGGTTCCGCCAGTAGACCTCGGCGCCGGGAGCCAGGCGCTGACCGTGAGCAGCAGGGTTGCTGGACGGCGCGCCCTGTTGGGCCTTCATCCGGGCGACGTCCTCGTCAGATCCAAACCCCAGCGCGTTGGCGAAGTCCTTGGGCGCGCGCTTGATCCCCTCGATGAAGTCCTTCCAGCGCTTTTCCATGTACCCGACGATCTCGTCCCAGTTCTGCCAGAGCGCGTAGATCGCCACGCCCACCGCAGCGATGGCCAGGACGGCGAGCGCCAGTGGAGCCATCGCCAGCAGCCACGCCGCCGCCATCCGGGCAGCCGTGGCCACCGCCACCAGCGCGAGCTTGATCTGCTCGATCTTCAGCGCGATTGTGGCCGCCGCGGATGCCAGCAGCGCGGTCGCTGCGATCGCGAGCGCCTTCGGCCACCTCTTGATCAAGTGGCCGATCAGCGATTGCCCGCCGTTGATGAACGTGTAGATGTCCTCGATCACCAGCGCGAGCATCGACGCGAACACACCGAATGGACCGAGCTTGAGGGCCAGCAGTGCGCCCAGCGCAACCTTCGCCGTCGTCGCCACGCCCGGGACCTTCGCGATCCACATCACCAGCGCGCCGATCGACTCGATGATCTGCCCCACGAACTGGACGACGGTCTTGCTGACGGCGACCACGTCATTGCCGAACGCCGTGAGCTCGCCGCGGTCGTCGATGAACACCGCCCGCAACCTGTCGAGGCCTCTTTTCAGCGCCTCGAACACACCCGCCGTGCCGAGCCGCACCAGCGTCGACACCATCGACTTCGCGGCGCCGAGCATGGCGTCGAAGCTGCCGGCCGCGCGTTCGAGCATCGCGGTCAGGGCAGGATTGGCCAGCGCGTCCTGCAGCAGCTTGAGACGCGCTGGCTGCGTCATGACGTTGAACGATTCCGCCGTCAGCGCCGCCTGCCCCTTGAGCTGGCGCATGAACGGCAGCATGCGGGCGAACGTCAGAACGTTGCCGCCGGCGCGGCCGGTCACGCCGAGCATCAGCGACAGGTCGCGGCCGATCTGGCCGGCGTCCACCTGCAGCGTCTTGCCGATCGCGGCGAACCGGTTGGTGAAGGCCGTCATGTCCTCGATGGACCCACCCGGCAGCGCCGCTTTCAGCACCGGCAGGCCAGCGCGGAACACCTCGATGTACTCCGACGCCTCGCCCGGCAGCTTGGCGGCGTCTCGCGTGATCTGCTGAATCGTCGCGGCCGCGTCCGCCATGCCCTCGTTTGGCTTCGACAGCTCGAGCGCCTCCAGGAATCCGCTGATGGCGATCGTGTTCTGTTCGAACGTGTCGCTGATGCCGATGATGCTCTTGGCGACAAAGCCGGTGGCGAACGCCTTGATCGCGTTGCCCATCGAGAAGATGGACTCCTTCGCCTGCTCGACCTGGCTGCGTACGCCCTTCAGGCCCGCGGGGTCCACGCGAAAACCTAACGCCACGAAGAATTCTTCTATGACATTAGACACTTACAAGGCCCTCCGGCCAGCCCTGATCTTTTCTTTCATCGCCTCGTAGGCCGCCGGGTCAGCCTTGATGCGATCCCAAAACCGCTTCGTGGCGGCGCCGTGGTTCTTCTTCGCCGCGGGGGTCGAATGCGCTGCGGACACCTTCGCCTTCCAGTCGGGATCGGCAGCTAGCCGCGCGTTGCGCTCGCGCATCATCTGCTGCCAGGCGGGGTCCTCTGAGCGCGCCGCCATCGCGAGATCGTGACGCTCGACCGCCGTGGCGTTTGAGCGCCACGCGCGCCCGCGCGCCACCAGTTGCTCGCGCCAGGACGCCGGTCGCTTGGCCATGCCCGCCCTGTAGCGCGCGCGCCCTTCCGGGTCCGCCAGGCGCTCACGCTGGGCCTCGGCCCTGTTGGCGCGGCTGTCCTCGCTCCACGCGTGCCCCGCAGGCGGCCACCCCGCCCGCGTAGCGTTGTTGTAGAGGACATCCGCAGCGAACCCGCCATCGAGATACTTCTGCTCGACGGCATCGAGCTGGCCGCGTTCGCAGACCTCCAGGACGACGCCGACGAACGCCGCCTCGCCGTGCTTGTCGTACGCGGCCTGAAGCTTTCGGCAGTCGCTGCGCCCGCGCCTCAGCTTCGCCAGGTGCTGGCGGATGCGCCGGTCGATGTCGATCGACTGGCCGCCGTACCACTCGCCGGTCACCTTGTTCATGAGCGCGTATGCCCCAGTCATCGCCGCTTGCCCTCGCGCTCAGCCTTCCGCCGCGCCCGCGCCGCCAGCTCCTGCTCGATGTCCATCACCTCGTGGAAATCGCCCAGGTCCAGGAGGTTGTAGGTCCCGTCCCGGAGCTGCTGTCGCGTACAGAGTGGCGGGTCGCGAAGCACAGGCCTCCAGAGGTACGGGTTGATCGTGGTGGGGTGGATGCGTCCTAGGCCGCCTTCTTCGCCTGCATCTCCTCCCACTTGGCTTTCGCGGCGGCGAAAGCGGCGATCGCGGCGGCTAAAAAATCGGCGAAGTTCACCCGCAGGGCCTCGATGAACACCTGCCAGAGCTCGAGCGGCTTGCCCTGGAACACGAGGTTGATGTCGCCGATCTCGCGGCCATCGCAGGAGCAGGCGCTGAACACCAGCTTCATGGCCTTCTTCATCTCGACACGATCGAGACTGGTGATCGCCCTGATCGCCTGCTGCATGGCCGCTGCTTGGTCGAGCGACGACGCCTCCGTCGCTGCCGTGATGAGCGGAACGATCGCGCCTAGCGCAGGCGACAGGATCAGCTGAACATCGAGCGCGTCCTCGGCCGACATCATGCCGAACGAGAACTTGCGCGGCGGCGTGCCGAACTCCTTGATCGGGGCTGACGTCCCCACGGGCTACGCGCTTTCCGCCGGCGCCGTCAGCAGGCCCAGGAACGTCGGGTTGGCGAGCAGGATGCCGGCCCGCTCGGCGACGTAGACCCACTCCATCTCCGCCGCCTCCATGCCACGCCCGAAGTCCGGGACCTTCTTCGGGTAGCAGAAGATCCCGCCGCCGATGTCCTGGCGGTAGACGTCCTGGAACTGGATCGCGATCGGAATCGCCGTCCGCGGCCCGCCGCGCCACGCCGCCGCCAGAGAGTTGAGGTACTTGTTGCTCGGGCTCGTGGCCTGCAGACCCAGCGTGATCTCGGCGGATTCGTCGGCCGACACGTAGACCACCATCTTCCCGTCGGCGCCGACCTCGTCGCTGACGGCGTCCTCGCGGAACGCCATCTGCAACGCGTCGTCCTTTCGGAAGTGCGTGATCCGCACTCCGTTGACGAGCACCACCAGGTCTCTGAACGAGTAGAGCTTCATCGCGGCTGTCTCCTATCGCTGGAAGATGATGGTGGGGGCCGCGCTGTGGATCGCGCCGGCGCCGATGACGATCGAGGTGATGGGCGGCGCCTTGCGGGCGTCACGGTCCGCTTGAAGCATGCCGGCCACCGGGCTGGCGAACGTGTAGTAGCCCTTGGGCAGGTAGTCCCCGCTCTTGACCTCGCCCAGATCGGCGCCGGTCCAGTATCCCGGGGCGATCAGCCCGTTGACGCGGCCCTTGTCGAGCGCCTTGTCGAACTCCTGCACGAGCTCGGACGCCCCCTCGTCGGTGAGCGGCACCTTCGTGACAGCCGTCGCCAGCTTCGTGAAGCCGGCGTTCTGGTAGGTCGACTGCAGCCAGTCGAGGCCGTGCACCTCGTCCTGGAACGTCCCGTCGGCCATCACGCCCTCGGCCAGCATCGCGAAGCCACCGAACTCCGTGTAGAAGTTCAGGTTGTACGAACGCAGGGCCGCGGCCTGCGCGCTGGTCAGGTTGTCGACAGCGACGCCCGGCTCCTTCTTGAACTTCAGCGTGATGGTGCTGTTCGGCTGGTCGAAATCGACCGTTGCCGCGCGGGCCAGAGCGGAAACCGCGGCGTAGGGGCTGCCACCGCTGTACTGGCCGAAGCTTCGGCGATAGCCGAGGTTCTTGGCGTAGTAGCCGAGGTTGCCGGTGTCACCGGTCCCCAGCGCAGCCGCTTCGTTCGTCGTGTAGAAGAACTCGCGGATGTTCGTCTCAGTCCAGGCCATCGAGTCCTTCTTGTCCTGCGTGCTGGCGGCAGCCGTGAGCGTCAGGAAGTAGAAGTCCGGGTCGAAGATGGCCGAAGCGTTCAGGGAGTCGGTCTGCGATTCGATCGCGATGCCGTTGACGCTGACCGCGCCGGCGTCGACCGTCAGGGCCAGCAGCGTCTGAACCGCCGTCGGCGAGCTGCCGCCGGTGGGCGCCACGGCGGTCAGCACGATCGATCCCGTGCCCGTGGTGGGGCTGGTGATGATGAACTTCTTCAGCGTCGCGTCCCACGTGCAGGTGGTCGACGCCAGCGCCGCCTGCAGCCTCGTCTGGATGGCAGTCGCCACCTGCGCCATGGTCGTTGCCGACGTGAAGTCGATCGAGCTGATCTGGCGGTTCGTGCCGTTGATCGTGATGTCGAATGCCCCGTCGTCGATGGTGTCGTAGTCACCGACGTCATCGCTGGCCGTGCCGCCGCGCAGAGAGCCCGCCTGGGCGGCCAGGAACCGACGGCCGATCTTCACCTTGATGGGCTTCGGCGACTGGCTGAACGCGATCGCCGCGGCCTTGTACTCCTCGGTGTTCGTCGCAAAGTCGACCGCCACCTCGGTGATGCTCGCGTACTGCACGATTCGCCGATACAGCGCCAGCACCGTGGCCTGGCCGAGGATCAGCGCCGTCCCGAAGCCGCGCGCGACAGGCGCAGTTGGCGACGTCTGGATGGTGACCGGCAGGATCTCGTCGACGGAAAGACTCATGGGGACACCTCGATCTCGATGGTGGTGGTGTGGTGGACGCCGCCGCCCGGCGACTGGTCAATCATCGTTGGCGTGGCCGAGAGAATCGTCGCGATGGTGGCCGTCTCGCGGTTGATGAACGTGAACGTGAGATCCACCTGGCCGCGGCTCTCCCATGTCGCGTCGATGAGCGAGCGGAGGTCGCGCGCCGTGCTGGCCGACTCGAACCCCAGGCCCATCGCGCGCATCAGGGCGATGCTGCCGTTGAGACCGAGGCGCTGCTCGACGCTGGCCGCGCGCGCGAAGGCGGCGTTGCTGAACCGCGCGATCCCGACCGCGTCCGCCGTGGCGCTGCGGTAGAAATTCACCGACGCCGTGATCCGGATCGGGTTGTCGATCCGTTCCGTCGTGACGTCCGTCGGCACGGTGCCGGTCGTCGCCATGGTGATGGCGCCGGTGCCGATGGTCTCCGCCGAGATGATCTCGACGGTCGCAATCTCCGTCACCTGGCCGCCACTCCACGCGTCCTGCTTTGCCGGCCGGACGGTTTTGACCGGCATGCCCATGGCGCGGCGGATCAGCTCGCGGATGCAGGCGTTGGCGAGGTCGGTGTTGATCATGGCGTCCACTCCACGGCCAGCACCTTGTAGTAGCCGTGCGCGCCCCACGGCTCGGTAGCCACCACCCGGAAGCTGTCGCCGTCGACGATGACGATGTCGGACAGGTCAGTCTTGCCGTCGCTCATCTTGAGCTCGGTGGCCGAGTAGATCTTGATGACGCGACCACTGCCGCGCTCGCCAGCCGCCGCCATCGCGGTCTGTGCCTGCTCGGTCTCGCGCGCCGTCGCGGGCTGCGGCGACGCCTGAATGGTGACCGCCGCGGCGTACGAGGTTGTCGCCGAGCCATCATCGGCGATCGCCACCGTCGGGCGCCGCAGGGAGATGTCGCGCATGAAGCGCGGGCTGGCCATGAGGTGGCCGACGTTGACGAGGCTCATCAGACCTTGCCCTCGACCACGCTGGTGATCGCCTGGCGCAGTTGTGCATCGTCAACCGTGGGCTGCGACGAGCCCTTCGCCACGATCGTCGACGGCGCGTTGGGCGCGAAGTTCGACCCCACCATGTAGCGCTTGACCTCGCCGGCCGCGATGACGCCCGTTCGCTCGAGCGCGGTGTTCATGGTCATCGTGCCGCGCGCCACGCCGGAGAGGTCGCTCGCCGCCAGCCGCCTGACCTGCGGCAGCGCCTCGCGCACGCCGCCCCGCAGAAACGGCCGCTCGGGCGAAGTCGCCGTGCCGAACTCGGTCCACGCGGCGACTTGCGCCAGACTCGCGCCGTTCTCTTCGGCGCCCGCCCCCCGCGGGACGCCGACCAGAACCCGGTGCTCGCCGCGGCGCAGGCGCTCGGCCAGCGCGCGCAAGCCATCGCCGCCGGTGTCCTTGATGACCTTCACGCCGGTGAAGCCCATCAGGTCACCGCCGCCACGCCAGGGGACACCAGCGCACCGGCGCCCTTCTGGATCAGCAGCGCGGCCAGGCGCGCGCCGTAGGTCGTCCGCCCCGGCCGCGTCCCGCCGCTGGTGCCGCTGCTCGCCGACTGAGACAGCGCCGTCTTGTAGGACACGTCGCCGACCTTTTCCTCGGTCGACGTCGAGCTGGCCGACGCTGCGGCGGCGGCCCCGTACGTGATCGTGATGTCCTGGTTGGCGAGCATGTCGGCCAGCCACAGCCCGGTGGCGAGGTTCAGCTGGTTCCCGAGCTTCGCGGCGCTGTACGCCGGCACGACGCCCAACAGGGTGTCGATGCGAGCGTTGTAGGTGCTCGCCGCGAACTCGGGAAACAAGGCCTGGAACTCCGCCCGGGTCATGGACTACTTCTTCGCGTCGTCCTTCTTCGACTCGGTCTTGGCCTCGACCTTGGCCTCGACCTTCGCCGCCGGCGTCTGCTCGACCAGGATTCCGTCGTCGAACCAGCTCTTGACGATCGGATCGGTGAGCGCCTCCTTCAGCTTGGCGTCTGCCACCTCCGTGACCGCGCCGCCCGGGAATAGTAGGTGCTCTTTCTCGCCGGCGCCGATGTACGTCCCCCGCGCGCCCTCGGTCGTGTTCTTGATCAGTCGCATTGGATCCTCCGTTGTCGATGACGATGCGCCGGTGCGCGGCGCGCCCCAAGATTCAGGCGCCGCCGCGCACCCGCGCGCTCGGCCTACAGACCGTCGACGTACTCGCCGGTGTAGACCTTCGCGTAGTCGACGCCACCGATGCGGTACTCGCTGTAGACCACCACCGACAGCCCCTCCATCTGCGGAGGCAGGAACCGCTGCGGCATCGGCAGGTGGGCCTTCACGTTGAGCGGCACCGGCGTGTAGGCCATGCCGCGCTTGGTGGACGAGCCACCGGCCGTCTCCAGGAACGACGGTCCGTAGACCAGGGTGAGCGGCTTCCCGGTCTGCTCGGTGTAGAAGTTGTTCTCCCGGATCCACTGCGCGACCGTCTTGCCGTCGCCGGAGAGACGCTGCTGCAGCCTACCGGCGCGGCCCGGGGGCACGATGAAGTGCGACGGCGGGTAGAGCGACTTCGACTTCACGAAGACGTTCTGCAGCACCACGTTGATGTCCGACACGATGGTGTCGGCCGTGGCCGCCGACCAATCGGCGCCGCTGTTGCGCGTGTTGGCGTCGACGCTGGCGTGGTTCAGCAGCCCCGAGAAGTTCTTGGAGGTGTCACCCTGCAAGAACACCCGGTTGATGTGGTCCTCGGCGCCCTCGACGGCCGCCTGTTGGCGGTCGGCGGGCAGCGGCGTCATGAAGCGCGCCGCTGTCCGCAGCTCCTGCTGCGTGTAGGAGTAGCCGATCGCGGCGTGACCGATCGACACGCCCGCCTGCGAGGTCGCGACGTTCGCCATCGGGATGTTGGACGCTGACGGGTGGATGAACCGCCCCTCGCCGGTGCGATCCGTCTTGCGGTGGATGACCGTTTCCGCCCACTCGCCCGCCTGTGACGTGACGCAGCCGCCGGGCAGGAGGCGCCGGTAGAAACGCTCCTCGTACTCCTGCGGGCGCGCCTCGGTCTCGAGGAACGCGAGCTGGCCGACGAGGTGGGTCATCGGCTCCATGTCGCGGGCGCCGCATCCGAGCGCGCGCGCGTGGTCGCGCACGAACTCGGTCAGTTCCTCTCCGCGCTCGTCGGGGAAGTTCTCGATCACAACCGGCTGTCGCTCGCCGTCGATGGTCTGGATTCTCATGGTCGTTGTCCTTGTTCGAGTTGAGGTAGCCGGTCGGTTACGTGGTGATCTTCCCGCGGCTCGCGCTGCGGCCTTCGATCTCGACCACCGTTCCAGCGGCGTACGTTCCGTTGCCGCAGTACTTCCAGCCCGTCATCGCGATGCGACCGGACCCGATGACGCCGCCGCGCGAGCTGCCCCAGCAGAGCGCGGGGTCCGTCGCGCTGGCGACCACGATCAGCACCTCGTCGCCGCCACCGACGGTCTCGCCGGCGATCACGGCGACACGACCCTCCTTCTTGACGGGGACCGACAGGTAGCGCGTGTACTTCGGCGCCTGGGTGCTGTCGGCGTCCGGCGGGCCGGAGCGCAGGGACGGCCCGAGGATCTCGTCCGTGTCCGCCGTGACGGGCTTGCAGCCCTCGCTGCGTCCGGCGGTGGTCGCCGTCGTGCCGCGCGCGACCGGCACACCGGCGTCGATGGCCGTCGCCGACTCGTTGGTGTACGACTCGGTCGGCTGCAGGGGGCTCATGTCCTGGCCCGCGTAGGCCTTGGCCGGGACGGTTCCGACCGTTGCGTTGGAAGGGTTGCTCATGGCTCTGTTCTCCTGGTCCTTGGTTTTCGGTCGGTCGAACTAGGCCGAGGCCTGTCCGGTCGTCTTCGGCGCACGGCGCGCGTTGTAGTCGATGACCCGCGAGCCGCCGGTCGAGGCGGCGCCGTCCTTGCCGCCGATCGCCCGGCGCAGCTTGGCGTCGTACTCGGGATCGCCAGCCGCCGGCGCGGCCCCGCGCAGCGCCACTACGGCGTCGAACGCGCCGCGCACGATCGCCGCGTCGGCCTTCGCCGGCTCAGCGCCGCCCAGCATGGCCGTGACCACCGGCTTGCGGGCTTCGTCCTTGGCCAGGACGTGAACCAGCGTGTCGATCCGAATCTGCGCCGCGGTCTTGTCGTCGGTCGCGATGTCGGCCGCGACCAGCTTGGCGTCGGCCGTGACCTTCGTCAGCTCGGCGACCTCGGCCTTGCGCTGCTCGGGCGTCTGGATCTGCGCCTTGAGGCCCGTGACTTCGGCGGCGTGGTCCGTGGCGAGCTTCTTCATCGCCTCGCCCTGGGCGGCCAGCGCGGTCTCGGCCTTCGTGGCGCGCTCGGTGGCATCCGCGGCCACCTTCGCCGCGTCCGCCAGATCCTTCTTCACGAGCGCGGCGTATTCGTCCTTCAGCTCGATTTCGATTCCGCCAACGGTGATCTTCATGGTCTTCTCCTCGGTGTCGTTGTCGTTGTGCGGCTCGTGCGTCCGCTTCGGGCTGCCGCTGCATGCGCAGTCACCGAGGGCGCAGCCCGCACCGCATCGGCCGCGATAAACGATCGCGACGTGGTTGTGCTCGATGTCCCGCATGACGCCGTCGAACGCCTCGCCGGCGGCCGTCGTGCCGGGCGTCATGTCGAGGCGGAACGAGTAGCCGCAGCTGACTTCCTTCACGCCGAACGCCACGGCCTCGACCGTGCTGCCGTCGTTCACCTCGAAGCGCCCGACGCGCAGGAACTCGCCGTCACGCGCCGGCGTCTCGACACGCCCCACGGCAACCGCCTTCCAGTTGCTGGCGTCGACGCCCTTCTCGGGGTGGTAGTAGGTGATCGGCTTGCGATCGAGGCTCGCCATCGACGCCGCGGCGAAGACTTCCTCCGGCGGGCGGTAGAGCCGGATCGTCTTCATGCTGGCGTCGACGCCGAGTTCCAGCGCCGAGTATTCCTGAACGCCGGTGCGCGCCACCGGGACGTCCTCGGCGATCATGTAGCCCTCGGGTGTCAGCTTGACGTCGCCGACCTTGATGCCCTCGTCGTGGGAGACCTGCGCGCGCGTGGCGCGGCCACTCGCGTCTCGCGCGAGTACCTTCAGGCCCGACGCCTTCGTATGGCCGTCGCGCCCGTCCATATTCATGCCGGGCATCGGCTTTTTCTTCGCCTTTGTCTTCGCGTCGCCGTCACCTTCGTCCTCGACGAGGTCCAACTCATCCGCGACGTACCACTTGTGAATCATGTCCATGCCGTCAAACAGGACGCCGAGGGCCGTGCCCTCGATAATCACGATCGTGCCGACGGCGTCGGCGGTCATTTCGTCATGCGCTTTGCCGGCCTTCACTGTGACGCGATCGCCGATGGCTGGCATGCGATAGCCGTCGAAAGCACGCAGCCTCACGCCGCCTGCCTTTCCTCTTCGCCGCCGCCGGTCTGCTCGGCCACGTTGATGACCGGGATGGCGACGCAGCGGCAGTTGTGTGTTACGATGCCGTTCGTGACATACCAGCCAACTGCGGTTTCGAGGTTGTAGACGTGCCCCGACCATCCATCGATGCGGCGGGCCTTGACCACGCGGCTCGCCTTCTGGGCGAAGGGAAGACGCTCGGGGAAGCGGCCGAGATCGTCGGCTTCAGCGAGGACTACCTTTCGTCCAAGCTCCGCGCCCGCGGCGTGCGCACCGACTACCGCGGCATCCGTTACAGGCCGCCGCCGAATCGGCTGGACCTGGATTCCGCCGCCATCGCCACCGCGTACCTCTCCGGAGAGAGCGAGCTTTCGATCGCGAAGCGGATCGGCGTCGAGCGCATCGCGATACAGCGCAGGCTTGCCGAAGCCGGCGTCGCCCGCCGTGGCATAGGCGAGGCCCAGCTGCTCCGCATGAAACGCACCACGCCAGAAGAACGCAAGAGCCTCGCTAAGGCGGCGAACAAGGCCGCCCGCGGCGCCCGCCGCTCGGAAGAGCAGTTGTGCCGGCACGCCATAGGCGCGAATCCGAACCGAGGCTTTGGAGAGGCCGAATTGGTGGCCGCCCTCCGGCGGCGCGGTCACGTGGTCGATGAACAGCGGCCGTGCGGCAAATACAATATCGACGTTTCCTTCGGCTCCGTCGCCGTGGAAATCATCAACTCGAAGCTGTCGCGCCTGCGCGGCGTTACCGGCGGCCGTCGTGGCAAATACCTGCGCGATGCTGGCTACGCGATCGTCGCGGTTTTCTTCTACAAAGTCGCCGACTTCATCGGCAACCTCGATCACGTGGTCGCCCTGGCAGAGCTTGCCGAGCGGCAGCCATCCGAGCGGCGTAAGCACTGGATGATTCGGTGTAGCGCGGAGCGTTTTTCCAGAGTCCGTAACGATCTCGGCCAACTCACCGCCGTACCAACGCCGGTACGCTTTCTTCACGTCGTGAGCGAACTGGATCTCTGAGTCACCCGGAAAGCAGTTCACCGCCTGGCCCGGGTGCACGCGCTCGCCGTCGACCTCGCGCGGTTCCGCCCAGGCCACCACCTCGCCGTTCATCTGGTTGTGCGACGGCCGCACGCGCTCGTCGTGGCTGGTCGACCAGACGTAGGACTTGATGCCGGCGCCGACCTGGCGAATCTGGTTGAACGCCGAGGCCATCTTCGCCGTCTGGTCGCGGGCGATCAGCTTCGCGCGCCGCTCCGTGATGCCGCCGATGCGCTCGATCTCCTTGGCCAGCATCTCAAAGCGCTGCCCGGATCCGAACGCCACCTGCACCGCCCGCGAGACCCGCGCCAGGTACTGCGCCGGGATGGACTCGATCAACGCTGCGTTCTGCGCGGCCGCCACCTCCATGGCCACCGCCAGCTGCCCGCCGCTTTGCAGCTCAAGCAGCCCACTGATGTCGACCCCGATGGCGGCATGAACGGACTTGGCCAGCCGCTTGTCGACCTCGCGCGCCACCGTGCGCACCACCCCGCGCTTGTTCCGCACCTCGGTGGCCTTGCGCGCCACCATCCGCGTGCGCTCGGCCAGCTCGTGGGGGTACTTCGGGCGCTTGGCGTCGCGCGCGAAACCGTCAGCGACCGGCCAGTGCTGCCGCAGGTCAGCCAGGATCTGAGCGCCGACACCCTCGCACCAGCCCACGATGCGGAACAGCAGGGCGCGATACTTCAGCTCGGCGCGCTTCGACGGCCGGATGGGGGCGCCAACGACGCGCCCTTGTTTGCGGTCCGCCGCAACGTAGCGCGGCAGATGGTGCAATGACCCCACGCAACGACGGTCGCACAGCCGGACGGTGCCGCCATGCCAGCGCCAGGCGATTTACAGCACCATGCATGCATGGTGTAGCCATTCTTGGGCCGGGGCTCGTTCGGGAGCAGGATCGGCCTTCAAGATGGCTGACAAACAGAAGATGTCGCCCGCTCGCATCATGCACGTCGCGCGCGCCGTTCGGGCTGACCCCCGCACCGTCCGCAAGGTAGCTGAAGGCAAGCCGGTCCGCGGGCTGGTGGCCGTGGACATCGAAGAAGAATTCAAGCGGCGCGGCTGGCGCTGAAGAAAGGCTACCGATGTCGATCTGGACGAGGCTCTTTGGCAAGCCGCAGGTGAGCGCTGCCGATTCTGTCGAGGTCATGGCGAAGGCGGCGGCCGCGGCGCGTGACGGCATGCAGAACGTCCTCACTGCGATGGGGACGCCCACCGACAAGCGCAAGGGGGCGATCTACGGGATGCCCGTGCGGTTCAACCAGCAGGATCTCGACAACATGTATGCGGGGTCGTGGCTGGCCGGGAAGATCATCGACGTCCCCGTCGACGACATGACCCGCATGGGGTGGTCGCGGAAGTGGGACGGCATCGACAAGGACCAGGACAGCGTGCGCAAAGTGAAGGCAGCCGAGGAAGAGCGCTTCTCGATCCCGGCCCGCGTCGCCCGCGTCGCGAAGTGGGGCCGGCTCTACAGCGAGGCTTACCTGGTGCCCATCATCCGCGGCCAGCAGCTCGACCAGCCGCTGGTGCTCGACAGCATCAAGCCCGGCATGCTGCAGAACTTTCTCGAATTCGACGCCTACGACCTGACGCCCAATACGGTCATCGACGACAACCCCGAAAGCCCAAACGCCGGCTACCCAGTGTCCTACCGCTGGAACCAGAAGGGGCTCGACATCCACTGGTCGCGGCTCGTGAAGTTCGGCGGTCGCGAGCTAACCTACCGGAAGAAGAGGGAGCAGCAGTACCGCGACGACAGCGTGCTGCGCCGGATCGTCGAGGTCATCATGAACTACGACGGCGCCGAGGGCGGCGTGGCGTCGCTCATCCTCGAGGCGAAGGTAGACATCCTGGCGCTGCGCGGGCTGGCGGCCGAGCTCGCCGAGGAAGGCGGCGAGGCGAAGATCCAGAACCGCATCCAGACGGCGCTGCTCATGAAGTCGATCTGGCAGACGCTGGTCGTTGACGCCGGCGAGGGCGGAACCGATGGCGGCGGCGACAAGTTCGACAACAAGCAGGTGTCGTTCGCCAACCTCGACAGGATCCTCGACCGCCTGGGTGTCAGCGTCGCCGGCGCGGCCGACATCCCCGTCACGCGGCTCTTCGGCGTCTCGCCCGGCGGGCAGAACGCCACCGGGGAGAGCGACGACGACAACTACGACGACCACATCGTCGCGCTGCAGAAGACCTACCTCAAGCCGCGACTGAACCAGATCGACCAGATCCTGATTCGCTCGACGCTCCCCAAGATGCCGGAGAACTACGAGCTGCTGTTCAACCCGCTCACCCAGGCGGACCCCAAGGAACAGGCCGAGATCCGGAAGCTCGACATGGAGACCCTGACCGGCTACGTCACCGCCGAGTGCCTGCCCGAGCAGTTCGTGTCGCGGCAGCTGAAGGCGTGGGGCACGTTCTCGGCCCTCGAAGACGCCGACGTCGACATGATGCAGGAGCTGGCCGAGCAGCGCGAAGACGAGCCCGAGCCGACGCCTCCCGATGACGAGCCGGACGACGACGAAGCCGACCGCGACGCGGCCTAGAGCACGTCGAACATGTTAACGCTGCGTTCGAGCTTCGCGAACGCCATTCCGCTGGCGATCGGTGCGTCGTCGTGGACGTTCTTCGACGGGAAGGCCTCCATCTGGCGGAAATAGCGTTCGTTCCACGGCCCCTTCACGACGTCGACGTTGCCGTGCTGCCATTGCGATGAGAACGGCTCGACGCGCGTCACCGGATCGCCGGTCTCGCGCTCGGTGGTGACGCGCCGACCGGCCAGCATCTTGACGTAGCTCACCGCCTGCGACTTGCCGGCCTGGCCGGGGTCCTTGTTGATGCCGATCCTGACCTTGCTGCCGTCGTTCGTTGACGCGCGCTTCACCAGCGCACGGACGTCGTCGGGCCCCTTCTGCTCGATGATGGCGTCCGCGACCACGAAGCGGCCGCTCTTGCGCCGGCCCATCAGCACGCCAGCGGTGGTGTCGGGGTCCTTGTTCGATTCGTTCGGCTCCGTCGATGCAAGGTCCCACCACCGGATCCACATCACGACGTCGGTGGGCACCACCTCCAGCATCGTGACCTCGTGCCGGCTGAAGTAGGCCCCGCTCGTCGGCTTCGCCTTCCAGTTTCCTTTGAGCAGCCGCGCCTGGGTGACGCGGTCCTGCGCCATCAGGTTGCCGCGGTAGCCGGGGTCGGCCTTCTCGAGGATCTTGTTCTCCTCGAGCTTTCCCGGGACGAACGTCAGCGACTTGACGAGGTGCTCGGCCGCGGCCTCGAACGGCATCTCCATCGTCGCGGCGGCCGCCTCGATCGTGGAGCGGACCGACGGCACCGCGCAGACATCCTCGCGGGTGTCCCCCCAGATGAACTCCTCGTTGATGCGCGTGAAATAGCGAAGGACGCCGGCGCGCTCCGGGATCGGGTAGCCGTAGTTCGGGTTCGGTCGCCCGTCCGGCGTCTTCTCGTCCTGGTCGATCCACCAGGCGATGAGCTCGGCGACCCACGACTCCGCGTCTGGGTTGCAGCTCGCCATGATGTAGGGGCGAACGCCGCACGCCGAGCGATTGCGGCTCAACATGTACCAGAACTGCTTCGCCGTGAAGTGCGTCAGCTCGTCGAAAATGAACAGCGGCACCTGCGCGCCGTGCCAGTCGTTGATGGTGTCCTCGTGCTCGAGGTGCGCCATCTTGACCTTGGCGCCTGACGGCCACGTCCACTCGAGCGCGGTCTTGTTCGGCTCGGCGCCCAGGCGCGGGTAGACCTTCGTCGCCTCGTCCCACAGGCCGCCCGGGTTCCTGATCTGCGTGGTCGTGCGCCGAAAGAACACCGCCGAGAACCCCGGCACGTCCATGTGGCGCGCGCCGGCCAGCGTCTCGGCGTAGGTCTTCCCGCAGCCAGCGGCGCCGCCGCCAATCGTTATGTCGGCGTGCGAGCCGAGGAATCGCTCCTGAAACCCGGCCTGCGGGCCGATCACCCCCTCGCCGGGCGCGAACGCTGGCGCCGCTGCCGCGACCACCTACCCGCCTTCCGGTTCCTTCGCCGGTTCCTTGCTGACCTCTTCCGTCGGCTCGGTCGCCGCCGGGATGTCGCGCCCGTTCCCGGGCAGGTAGAGCTTGACCTGGGGTCCGTTGAGCGGCACGCCGCCGGGCCCCGACACCTCGATCTGCTGGCGCGCGCGCCCAGCCAGCTGCTCGGCCGCCAGCTTGATGGACGCGTCCGAGCCCTGAAGGATCCTGTGGTAGAGCGCCTGCATCAGCACGTCGAATCGGCTGTCGCCCTTCTGCAGCTTGATGCCGGTCCCCTTGGGGAGGCGCGGCGAGGCGGACCCGAAGAAGTCGCGGATGGCCGTCAGCCACTCGGACCCGTTCTTACCCTCGGGGTTGCGCACCTCCCCCGGCTTGATGGGCTTCAGGTTGGCGATGCCCTTACGGCGCGGATCGTCGGGGGCGAGTGGCTTACCGCGCCGGCGCCTGGCCATTACAGCGCCACCTCCGAGAAACGGACTTCGCGCGGGCGGTTGCGGTTCTTGGGCACGCGTCAGCCCTCGTCCCGCACGACGGTCAGCTCGCGACCCACTGTTAACGCGGCTTTCTCGTCGGCGTGCCGGTCTCCACCGCGGGTTAACACCATCCCACCATCCCGGAGGGAGGCCTCGAACACCTGCCGGGCGTACTCGCCGACGCTTATCCCGCGCTGGCGCGCCGCCTCTTCCCCGCGCTGGCGGAGCGCGGACCGGAAGCCGATGACGGGCGCCTTGCTCACACTTCCGTGTTAACCGGGGACTTCGGCCGGGCCAAATCTGGCTCGGGCCGGGTTAACACGAACCGGTGGCCGCGGTTGTGGCCTCGCGCGCGCTCCGCGGGCCACCGTCAGGCCACAGATGAACGCCTGGCGTTCAGTCGACGACTTCGACCGGCCCGCGGCGGTAGCAGAGATCGATGGCGCCGGGCGTGGTCGGGATCGTCTTGACCGCCGCAAGCTCGTCTTCGCCGCACCAGGGGCAGAGGGGCCAGCCGTAGCGGCGGCGCTCGGTGACGCGGCGGTCTTCCGTCTTGCCGGGGGCGACCAGCCGTCGCAGCAGCACCTCCATCGCGGGGGCCTGATGCCGCACGCGCGCCTCCCGGTTGCCGATCGGGCATACGCAACCGTTGCCGTGCACGCCGAAGCACGCCTGCGAGTGCTCCGTGGGGTACGGGATTTGATCGCTCATGGGGCCTCGATTCTACCCGCAGCATTGCCGCGTAGGGCTGCCAGGTAGGGCTCGTAGAGCACGCGCGCCTGCCAGGGCGTGATGCCGTAGGAGGCGTCCGCCAGCTGGCGGAGGGCGCCGTCGGGCGCGAACCGCAGGGACGAGTAGTGGTAGAGGATCAGCGGCTGCGGCGGGTCGCCGACGACCGGGTAGGACGTCGGCAGCGGCGGGCCGCCCGGCGGCGTGAGCTCGCGCAGGCGCGCGGCGTGCAGGTTCCAGGGCGCGACGTTCACGCCGGGGTGTTGGATGACGTGGGCTCCGTGCTTCTCGGCGACGTCCTCGAGGGCGCTTTGGTCACCGAACAGCGGCCGCCGGCCGGGGCGCTCGACCACCTCGGTGTATGACCACAGCCGGGTGGCCTCGGCCATCTCGCGCAGCGGGGCGGGGTCGCGCCACACGGACAGGCCGCTGTTGAACCGTCCGTAACAGGCGTGGGTCTCCAGCGTCACGCCCGGCAGGCCAGCGCTCGCAGGCGGGATGCGGTGGGGGCTCACCGCCAGCGGGGCGCCGTCGGGAATCTCGGCGAACATGGGGTCGGGGCTCGACCAGAGCCACAAATCACCGTCCAGCGTCGTCAGCAGCTCGCCCCGCAGCGTCTCCAGGACGTCGAGGAAGAACGCCCAGCGGATGGTCGCCACGGTGTCGACAGGCGAGCGCGGCGGGCCGGGGAGGCGGTCGGGGGCGAGCGCGGGGTGGGCGAGCAGGAACGCCAGGCGCGGCGTCACCTCGACGTCGGGACCGAGGTAGGGCTCGTCGTGTGGGTCGAAGTCCCAGGCCAGGACGTGCAGCATGAACGGCGCGCAGTGCCGGCGCATCGAGGCCAGTAGCACGGGGAGCTGCTCGGCGCGGCAGACTGTCGCCCAGTGGCGCACGTCAGCCCAGCCTCGTGCGGCCGCCGGGCGGCACGGGCCGGCGCATCGGCGGGGGCGGCGGCGGGCGGCGTTCGATCTGGGACCACGCCGGGACATCTCGCCGACCATGCGGGTAGACCTCCGCCGCGGGCGCGTCCGGCGGCACCAGCGCGGCGAGATCGAGCGGCCTTACCAGCGCCGGAAACGGCGCGGCGTCCATCAGCCATGCGGCGGCTTCGTTGGCGTCGCGTGCGCGCTGGTTGCGCGGCTCTCGTGACCAGACGCCCCACTGCGGCGCGAGCGGTGGCCACGTCGGCACCAGTTCATCGACCTCGCGCATGGCGGCGATTTCGTAGAGATCAGTCGCGCCGTTGTGCTGGTCTTCCTGGTGCATGCGCAACAGCCGCCGGCGGTCAGCGTGCGGCCCGATCGCGGGGTGCGAGAAATCGGCGCCGCACACGCCGCAGAGGACGTCGGCCTGGGCAGGATCGGCGAGTGCCGTCGGCGGTGGATACGTCGGCGGCGGGACGGTGTCCACGCCCACGCGCTACCCCTGCACCGTTACGCGCCGCCCGCCCAATGGCTCGGCTTCCGGCTGCGGCTCGAACATCTTCCGGATGGCGATCGCGTAACCGCGCGCGGTGCCGGCGGCGCCCGCGTAGTCCTGCATGGCGTCCCGCTCGCCCAGCAGGTTGGGGCCGTGCGTGTCGAGCTCCTTGATCGCTCGCTCGCGCGCTCCGGCGGCCTTCTCGTTCCAGTACGCGGCGTCGTTGTCGAGCTTCGCGAGCAGGCGTTGCGTGCAGGGGTTCTCGCCCCACGCGCGCCACTGCTCCGGGGTGATCGTCTCGTCGGGCATGTCGTTGCTCCTTTCAGGTTGCGGCGCCGGCGCGCGCCACCAGCGAACGCTCGGCCCACGCGATGGCCGAGTCGTCCTTCGACGACGACAGCCACGCCGTCTCGCGGGCCATGATCTCCAGAGACTCGGCGCTCCAGCTGCCGGCGCCGTAGCAGTTCTTGATCCATGGCGTCGGGCGCGCCTCCGACGTCAGCACGGCTGCGTGAAATAGGTCCCACGCTTGTCCCGACGGCGTCCGGTGCAGCGACGGCCTGTCCTGCCACGTCGACAAATGCAGGCAAAGCGAACCGTTGATGTGCCGAAACTGCTCGTTCATCAGCGCGCCGGTGACGCGTTTGCCGACCTCCAGCGTGCGCCGGTGCGCCTCCAACAGGCGGTCGATCCAGTCAGCGCGCAGCGGGCAGCCGTCGGCCTCGATCGTGAACACCGAATGCGCCTGGCTGCGGCCCGCCCACCACGCCTCAGACAGCTGCTCGACGGTGCTGCTCCACAGCGCGGCCGCGCCGTCCGGATGACCGGTACCCTCGCGCCGCGACGGCACGAACATGGACGGAAACTTCCCCGCCACGTGCATGAACGTCTCCTGCTGCTCACGCGTGCGTTCGAGGTCGAAGCGCGGGCACAGCGCGAAGATCACGTCGTCCCGGCGGCGCGTCTCGATGTCGCTGATCAGCCGCGCCAGTCGCAGCGCGTCCGCCATGTCGTCGCGCCAGTACTGCAGCGCGATCGCGACGGCGGTCGGCGGGTAATTGACGGTGTTCGTGCGCGCGGGCATCAGTTGATCCCGTCGCTGCCGAATTCGCCATGAAGCTCCGCGCGCGCCCGCACCACTGCCGCCGCCGCGTCATCGATCGCGTCGAAGTGGCCCAGAAACCGCTGCTTGCGGTTGACCTTGATGGTGGCGCGCCACGTTTTCTTGTCGCTGCGCCAGCTCACGCCCTTGACGCCGCTCGTGTTCTTCGGGCTCAGCGATGTGTTGCACGCGTTCTGTGCGTGTGTTGCGTCGCGCAGGTTGGAGCGTCGGCAGTCGAGGCCGTTCCTATTGCGGTGATCCACCTCGGCGGACAGCGACAGCCCCATCATCTCGCCGATGAGAATGTGCAGGTACTGGTGCTTGCGCGGCTTGCTACCACGTAGGTATCGGAACGCGTAGACCGTCGTCGCGGTTTCCTTGGCCGCCCAGCGATATCGCCCAACCTCTGGCACATCGACCGCCGAGATCACGGCGAAATGGCCCTTGGTGAGCGGCACCAGCGCCAGGGTGGCGTCGGTTGGGTGCGGGAGAATCTTCGGCATCGGCCGGCGGGGATGAGCCCAACTCTTCAGAGCGGCCAACGGCCGCCCTCTTCGCGACTGCTGCCAGTGGGCATCGCATAGCCCGTTGGACTTCGGGCCGCGATCGCAGCCGTCGACGCTGCACTCCGCGCCTGCCTTGTAGCGCTGCCGCGGCTTGAGCGCGGTCAGCGGCGCGCGCCGTCGAATCTGTTCCGCGTGGGCATTGCAGTGTCCGTTCGTGCGAACCTGCCGGTCACAGCCGGAGAACCCGCACGCGCCGGGGATGTCGTCGGACGCCGTCACCGTGGCGCCATGACGTCGCAGCGATCTACCGCCTCGCAGCTGGGCGCGCGCGCCATGCAGTCGGTGAAGCGCTGGTCGGCGACGTCGTCACACACCCGCAGGCAGCCGAACGTCTGGCACTTCAGCTTGGCGATGACGTGGTCGCAGGCCTGCAAGCAGGTAGTGGGCGGCCCAGCGTCGGCATCCGTCGGGGTGACGGGCGGGGGCGTCGGCTTCGGGCAGCCGAGCAGGAGAAACCCGCCGACGAACGCCACGGCCATTAGCCAGCACCACGCGCGCGTCATGCCGCCACCCGGCCGAGGTCCGCGCGCAGCGACGCCAGATCAAACCCGCTCGGCGCGCCGTCGGCATCCGCCCAATCCTTGGACAGGACCGCGAAGGCCTCGTCGGCGTAGGCGAACAGCCACCGCTTCGTCAGCTTCTGCACCCCGCCCCAGGTCACGCACCAGAGCCCGTCCTCGTCGTCGGTGTAGATGCCGTCGTCGTCGTAGTCCGGGCACCAGATGGCGTGCCCGCCCCAGCTGTTGGGCTCCGGGTCGCCGTGCGTGCCGCCGAGCGCAACCCGCCAGGTCTCCTGCGTCTGCGCCGAGCGCGGCAGCCGCACGCCAAGGTAGACGCCGCCGAATAGGTTGATCGCCGCCTTGAACTCGTCCCAGCGCGTGATGTCGAGCGCCACGAACGCCTCGATCTTGCGCCCCCCGAT